AACAATATGGGAACTACTTAATACCGACCTTCAGAGTATTACTCAAAGCATGGTTAAAGAGTACATAGACAAACCTAATCAACTAAATCTCCCCGATAAAATAGTTTTAAGGCGTTGTTTAGCAAAATTGCAGGTAGAAGGGTGTTTTTTAGCGTAATGTCTGGTTATTCGTACAAATATCGTCAAGCCCGTAAGGTACTCCTTTTAAGTAACCCTATTTGTGCATATTGTAAGGTTAAGCGTGCTGATACCGCAGACCATGTGCCGCCGTTGTCTTCGTTTCCTGCACCGGAATTGTGGCAGGGTGACTTAGTACCGTGTTGTAAAGGGTGCAATAGTCGAATGGGTGCTAAGATCGTGAATGACAGACGTAGAAAGCATAAAAGGTCTAGAGAATGGTAGAACAAGACATTAAACGGTTATTAGCCAGGCAGGATAGTTACGAACCAACTGCCGCTATGCGCGCAGAAGCTGAACGTGGTTTAGCGTGGCGTCGTGAATATGGCAGGGGCGGCACCGCTGTAGGCGTAGCCCGTGCCCGTGACATAGCAAACGGCAAGAACCTAAGCGCTAGCACAGTACTACGCATATTTAGTTTCCTATCTAGGCACGAAGTCGACAAAAAAGGGCAGGGCTTCAATAGGGGCGAACAAGGCTACCCAAGTGCAGGGCGCATAGCATGGGCATTATGGGGTGGTGACCCTGCATTCACTTGGTCTAGACGTATACGCAACAGGCTACAAAATGACGATACCTAACGCACGACATAGAGAAGCCGCCGAAATAGTACTGGCGACAGTACCGCAGGCAAACGCCAGTTTATGCGTAGCGTTACGAGCTATAGCGGACGCATGGGACAATGTAGAAAACGGCACCTACGACCCAAAACTGATAACCGGGCTTAGTGTGCAGTTGTTTAAGTGTTTAGACCGTTTAGGCATAGAAGCCGACCATGACGTCTGGGAAGACCTAAGCAGGGAGTTAACGCGCTGATGTCGTATAAGTGTGAGATGTGCGACAACTGGGCTACACGCTGGGCGTTATGCGATCACTGCTACGCCTACATGAATCACCCTAGTTACCAAAGCACGTTAAAAGAATACAAGGTACATGATGAAACCGGCACGCTGGGCGACTGAACGCAACCCAGACAGACTAACACACGGCGCACAGCTAGCGAAAGTAGCCGAACAGTTAGGCTTCGAGTTATTCGAGTGGCAACGACAAGTGGCGGACGTAGCGCTAGAGTTAGACGCAGAAGGCAACTACCACTACCGGACAGTAGGCGTAACCGTAGGCAGACAAAACGGCAAAACAGCGTTAGCCGCCATACGCGCCGCCCTAGAACTATTGAAGCCTGGCACAGTCACAATTTACACGGCACAGGACCGAAATCTCGCCAGATTGCGCTTTGACGAGCATGTAGAACTATTAATGGGGACACCGTTTGCGAAACGTGTTAAACGGTATGTGCGCGCTAACGGACAAGAAGCCTTATACATGAACAACGGTAGCCAGTACAGAATAGTTACGCCGTCAGCGCAGGGCGGTAGAGGGCTAACCGTAGATTGTGCAATTATTGACGAAGCCTTAACGCATGACCTGCGACTAGTAGCCAGCTTACAGCCAACAATGGCGACAAAGAAAAGCGCGCAAATGTGGCTTACAAGTAACGCAGGCGGACCATATTCGACGATGCTATCCCACTACCGCAAGCTAGGGCATGCCGGTAACCCGTCACTGTGTTGGCTTGAATGGGCGGCGGCTGAAGACTGCGACATACACGACGAGCAAACATGGTACGAAGCAATCCCAACACTAGGAGAAGACAAAGGCGTAACAATCGAAGCCGTGCGCGAAGCTGTACAAACCACAGAACCGCTGATATTTATGTCAGAGTGGCTTAATATTTGGCATAGCCTGAAAAGCCAGACAGTTATTGACCCTGAACAATGGGCGGCGCTACAACGCGAAGACATACAAATCGGGTCATATATGGTATTTGGTGTAGATATAAGTCCAGACAGGGACAGGGCAAGCATAGGCGCCGCAGGTTTAGCAGGCGCATACACCGCACTAGAAGTCATTGAATCAGAAAACCGTATCGGTTGGCTAAAGGATCGAATACTACAACTGCACCAGAAATGGCGTATGCCGTTTGTTATAGATTCAGGCGCCGCCGCCAGTAGCTTGATAGGTGAGTTAGAAGCAGAAGGCGTACACGTCATACCGATCAACATGCGTCAGTACGGTCAGGCTTGCGGTAGCTTCTACGACGCCGTACAAGACGGCACTATCTCCCACATGGGCGACATACGCTTACAGCACGCAATCGAAGGCGCAACAAAACGCAAACTAGGCGAACAATGGGCGTGGTCACGCAAAACCGCAGACAACGTAGACATAACACCACTAGTAGCCTGCACCATCGCCCGGTACGCATTAACTAACAACCTAGCCAACCCCACACCAAAGGTTGCTATACACTAAACATAGGACAATATAGAGTATGATAGAAAAAAAATACCTAGCGTTATCGCTGGAACTTATAGGCGTAACCGCAATATGTTACGCTGTTTATTTGATTTGGAACCTAGCCGCATGCCTAATCGCTAGTGGCATAGTAGCTGTACTGATAGGGGCGGCATTGGAAAATAGCAAATGATTATTAACAGCTTACTAGGACGGCAAACACGCAGTACGCAAATTACCCTGCCGGACCGTTACTTACCACCGCAAAGTCTAACAGGCGGGTTAAACGTAACCGAAGGCACAACGTTATCAATACCAGTTGCGTATCGTTGCGTCCAACTCATAAGCGACAGCATCGGCAGTCTGCCATTTGACGCATACAGGGACGACCAACGTTTAGACCCAACACCAGCAATACTACGGCAACCAGACCCCAACTTCACCCGTATCGAAACAATAGCTAGCGCCGTTAGTTGTCTAGTCATGCGGGGCAACGCCTACTTCTTGCTAGGCAACACAGACCGAAACAACTTCTATCAGACCGCTGTTCTGTTATCCCCTGACGCTGTAACGGTTCAGATGCTCGACGATGGTCAAATCATCTACAAGGTGAACCGGAACACATACGACGCATCGCAAATATTGCATATAAGGGGCGGTGTTATATCCGCAGGCAATATTATGGGCGCTGGACCGTTACAGTTGCAACGCCGCTCACTGGCGTTAGCGTTAGCCGGTGACGAGTCAGCTAGCGAAATGCACGTAAACGGTAGTATCCCTAGCGGTGTTATTAACTCACCGCAGGAACTATCACAGGACGAAGCCAAAGAGTTAAAAAGCGCGTTTCTACAGGCGCACGGGGGACGGCAGAAAAGCCCAGCGGTTTTGAGTGGCGGTCTAAGCTACCAGCCGCTGAGCTTTTCCCCCGACGACCTACAACTACTAGAATCACGCCGTTATTCAGCAGAACAACTGTGCACCGTGTTTGGCGTTTATCCGCACATGGTAGGCGTCAGCACCGACGGCAACAGCAAAACGTACAGCAATGTTACGCAAGATAACCGCTCATTTGTTACTTACACATTACGCGGTTACATGTCACGCATAGAACAAGCATTTAGCCGACTACTACCAAGAGGGCAAGTAGCATTATTTGATACTGACGACTTCCAGCGCGCAGACCGCAGGGAACGCTTTGAAGCACACAAAATAGGTATAGACAGCGGATTTTTAACAGTAGACGAAATACGACGCATAGAAGACTTACCGCAAGAAGAAACGATTGTTGAGGTGACAGAATGAGCGAACTAGAAACACGAACAATAGAATTTAGTGACTTAGAAACACGCAACGACAACGACGGGCATCATATCGTAGGAATCGTCGTTCCGTGGCAAAGTCGCTATGACACTGGGCGCTATGTTGAGACACTATCAAGCGGCGTATTCGACAAAAGCATAAAAGAACGAGGGAACCGCATACCGTTACTAGAACAACACGACACACAACGCCACCCAATAGGCATGTCTGTAAGCTGGGAAAAAACCGCAACAGGTTTAATAGCCGATTTTAAGCTAGCAGGCACCGCTAGAGGTGAAGAAGCCCGCACATTAGCAGAAGAAGGCATGGTAACCGGGCTGTCAGTAGGCTTTATACCAGTACGCAACAAAACAACCCAAGTAAACGGACGACAGCATGTGCAACGCTTAGAAGCGAAGCTGGACCA